TGTACCAAGTGAATATGGTCTTGGGTGATATGTTGGTGATGTCCAGTTTGTAACTTTCATCCACCATTCTATTGTAAAATCCAAACCTGCAACGTGAGCTGATGGCGTTGAACTCGGTGTTAATGTTGGTGTTGGTGTCATTGTAGACGTTGCCGTATGTGTTGGTGTTGGACTTGGTGCTGCAGGTGTTGATGTAACACTTGGAGTAGGTGTTGGTGTATTTGTTGGAGTATTACTTGGTGTTGGTGTAGGGGTCGGTGCCGGTAACCAACTAATTACATAATCATTATCTGTACCATTGTAACTATTTTGTTGGAACACATTATATCCATATACATTTATTAATGTACTCGCCATTGTCATATTCATGTAACGACTATCTACTGTAATTTGATATAGACCTTGAGCCGTTGCACCTGATACTAATGTATCAATATACGATAAAGAACCTGTAGTTGCGTTTGAAGCTATTATTGCTGCTGAACCTGATTGCATTTTTATTTATGTTTTTTTTATTCTAATGTTAATAGATATGTTATTTTATTAAGTAATCCCAAAATTTCATCACGGATATTCATTAAATCAGTATCTTTAGGGTCAAATTCTTCGGTCCATTGAATTAAAGCATCTTTAGAAGTTTCTAACATTTCTTTTAAATCCAATTCACCTAAATTGACAAGATTGATTGTTTTATCATCTTCTTCTAATTTAAATCTACCATATTTTCCCATTGCCGCTTCTGCGAAAGTATCCGTCAAATCAATTAAACCATCAAAAAGTTTGTCAAATGCTTTATGTCTCGCATAACTTTTAGTTTGCCAATGATTAATTTTAGTTTGATTTTGAAGTTCTATTAAGAACTTTATTTTAGAACCTATATTCATCTTCTTCTTCCTGAGGATTAAATGACTTGTTTATTTGTGAATCGTAATTTGTTACATCATCTTTAGTTAAAACATACTCGTTTTTACCTGTTTTTCTCATCTCATCTTGTTTGTGATTGAAAAACTCCTTAGGATTTTGATTAAATGGATATGAATCTAATGAACGCATTTCCAATTTTTCAACAGGAGTTTCTGGTTTCATTTGTTCAATCTTAGCACCTAACTCATCAATCTTAGAAATAACTTGATTCATTTCACCAAGTTTTAATTCTAAATCATTAAGTTTAGTGAAAACATCATCCATTTTATTCATAACAGAACTATTGTCTTGTGTATGTGATTCCAAATCTTTTTTGATACTTTTTGTCATATCAACTAAATCTGTAATATCTAATTCTTGTGTATCAGATTCAGGTAAAGCTCCCGCAGGTGCTGGTGCACTTGGGTCTGTTGGTGCCGCTCCTGCTGTTGGGTCTACCGGTGGAGTTCCTGCGTCAGGTGCAGGTGCTCCCGCGTCTGGTGCTGGTGCATCTTCAGGTGCCGGTGGAGGAGGTGCTGCTTGTTCCATTATCATCGTTTTACCATATGTGTTAATGGCTTTGTAACGATTTAATTCTTCTTGTAATTTTTGTTCTAACATGGCTTAATCTTGTAATAATTGTCTACCGTCGTTTGTAACGTATTTTTTATTTATTCTTTCTACAATTCCGTCTTTTTCTCTGATTGTATAACATTCTCCTGTTACTAAATCACATTCTTCTCTTTCCATTCCATCATTAGATACATTTCTAATAGACGTTTTTGGTCCAAGAAATTGATCCATTGAATTTTTCAATTTATTATTTTCCATATAGGTTTTTTATATAAATATCTGTAATTTGTTATTATTCCAATATTATTGGCTTAGATTTTGAGTTCCGTTAATAATTTGATTATTATCCACATCGAAATACACATAATCCCCATTTGATAACTTTAAATCTGACATCAATCTTGGTGATAATGCAATACCATAACCATCAGGTACAAATTTACTTACGGGGCCAGTTATTCTTTGAAGTGTTTTTTTATTGTCTATCGTGCTGTAGGTGTATTCTGTAATGAACGCCCTTTTGTTTAGTTTTAGATTAGGATTTGCATTATAAAAAGTACCCATTATACCGCCTCTGCTTGGTAATGGATAATAACTATCTGCTGAAACGGCTGTTGTGTTATCAAAAAATTCATAATTCAATGAAAAGAAATATGATAAATTATAATTGGTTGCTTTTTTCAAGTCTTCCCAAGTTATAGTAAAACTGTCATTCGATAACAAACTAATTATATCCATTGTTCTACCTGCATAGTTTTTATCATCCATCATAATAACATTAGCTCTTAACCAATTGGTACCATTATATTTAATATGTTGTACATATTTTCCGTGAGTACCTATACCTCCGCCATTGAAAGGAACACCATATGCTGTTTTACCTGCATTGTTGTTCATAAAAATATTTTTATTTTCCCATTTTTGTAGTGTACCTGCATCATAAACTACCGGTCCTAAAACATTATCTAAAATAACTTCAGCTGTTGATGGATTATCTGGTTTAAGTTTTAAATAATCAATGGCTTGATTTGTTAACTTATCGAATAACGTTTTGTAAGATGCTGCAAATGAATCTTTAGGATTTGGTAATGCACCAATAGGTACTCTGGCACCTTTAAATGTGGTCATTACACTATTGTTTTTGATATCGTGGGATACTTCAGTAATCCAATAAGAACCTTTGAACATCGGTACATTTTTAAGATAAAAAAACATAGTTGGTTGAATCATAACATTACCCAACATTTTAACCTCGCAACTATATGCCGCTGTTCTATAATAATCATAAAGACTTATGTCAATGTTATTTGCATTTGCACCAGATTCTGATCTTGCTAAGTTTTCTAACACATAAGCTGAAGCTGCAGTATTTCTTAGAGTAGATTGGTCAAGTTGTAATGATTTGAAAATTCCTTGATTTTGGTCGCCAAAACTAACTTCAAAAGACACTACTTTATTAGATTTGGTTAAATCACCTAATGTAAGTGCTTGGGATGTTGTAATCAATAATGGATTATTATTAACCATTGAACAGTTGAAACTATCATCATTAAATTTATTATCTTTACTTCCATTTGCAAGATATTTTGAATTATCCCCTACGTATTGTATCACTATTTTTGGTGAAGCGTCTTGATAATTAACATCCAAAAATGTCCCAAATAAATCTGTAGCTGTTTTCCTTGTAGCCGATGTTTTTGATTTATTATTATAATTTGTACCATAAAAATTAACATAAGCTGGCAACGGTCTCATATCAAGACCTGAGTTCTGAATTAATGTAGAAACAGCTTCATATAAATTAATGTCTTTATTTCTTTCATCACAAATTGGTATTAATTTTTGAATATCAATATAAAATTCATCCCCAATATCTTTATTTGCTCTATCTAAGAATAAAAACTCTTCGATAAGTGATCTCTGTCCTAATGAATTACCTGCCACCCATTTATCGTTGAATGATTTGAAATTATTATACATATCAACTTTAATTGGGTCACTGTTATAACCTCCAACAATGTTTATTGGTTGGTCATTTTTACTTTGTGAAGGACTTAGGCTTCCAAAATTAGAAATTAAAATACTTAAAAAATTTATAAATCTATTGTTAAATCCATCGACATTTCCGTTAGTTTTTAAAATTATTTCATTTTTAATGTAATCAGAAAAAGTACCCGCCTGATGAGTGTTCATAAAACCACCATAAATTAATATTAATGGTCTAAATAAAAGAACATTACTTTCATTTAGTTCGATATCATTGTTTTCAAAAAAAGCTAAATAATAACCATCAATATCTTCACCAATATAAAGTTTAATGTAATTCAAATTAATTTGCGTAGCTTGTGATGAATAAAATTTGCCAATTGATTTCATCAATGTATTTGTAAGCGACGTTTTTGCAAAACCATTCAAAACGTGTGAATCTAATTCTTTAGGGTTAGCTAAAGTGAATTTCACTAAATTATCTGTACTTAATATTTTACCTGTAATTTGTTTTAAAGTTTCAGATTGTATTGTTTTGATAGAGTTGATTAATGCTAATAGATCATTATTATTAGTTACGCCAGTAAAAGAAACTATATCTTTTAATAAATTTTGGAAATGAGTATATGAAGTATTATAAAATTTTGGATTTGGAGTTTCTTCGTTTGTGATTACCCCAATATCTGACGCAAAATCTAAAAACATAGATTCAAATTCATTAAGGATATCAGGGCTAAATGTACCAATTAAATCAATTACTTTTTTATAATTCTCGGTTAAAGAATATGTATTATCTGTTGAAATTAAATTTTCTGAGTATGACGGGAATGTAATACCTGTGAATGAATCATTAACGTATTCATTAGTTGTGAAATCATTCCAAAGAATTCTCATATAGAATTCGTTACTTGTATTAAAAGTATCTGTTGGGTTCATACTATTCAAAGCACAAGAAGGTAATATTGTATATCTTAAATCTGTTCCATCTCCATATCTTGAATTATTCATTAACTGTGTCCAATATCTTAATGAATTATTTGGGTTATTTGTATTATATTCAATTATACCTCCGCTTACAACATTATTGTCAAAAGATGAACTACCTTGTGTTATGTCATAATGTGAATAACCGTTAACAATCTGACTGAAAATAGCATCATAAAAAGGATGTATCCCAATATCTGTAGCACCACTGTATGATATGTCATCGAAAGAATTATCATAACTGTCAGGAACATAAAATATCTGATTTGTCTCGTTATCAAAAAAGACACTTTGATTTATAGGTTGTGTTTTATTATTTGTATCTAAAAACCCACTTAATATATCTGTTCCATTCTTAATGTAGTTTTTATATCTATGATATATCGAACCCCATTTTATTATCAAATGATATGGTATAAAATTAGTAACACCCACTTCTCTAAACATCGATGATAGAACAAGATTTTTTGTCCCAAAAGAAACATCATCGTTCAAATCGTAAAATGGTAATGAGTTTAATAAAAGATAAGCAGAACCAACATATTTCCCGTAGTTACTTGGATTATTAAAATCAGAAAATAATTGATTATGGAAATAAGGTGTGTTAAGTATGTTAATGTTAGTATTACCGTTATTTATTTTTTGATTGAATAAATTACTTATAAATTCATCTTTGACATAGATATATGGATTTATTGGTGCAGTAATTAAACCATCATTAGTATTAACTGAGAATATTCCTTTTACATCATAAAAAGATTTGTTTGTCAAATATGTTTGATATAATGACGAACTAAATGGATATATGTTTTTTCTATAATCCTCAACTATGTAATTGTTTAACCAGTTATTCAAATTAACATAGCTAGTATCGTTGTTTGTTGTTGCTGATGTTGAAATATACTGTTGTAATTTGAATGGTTGATTACTTACATTTGTAAAAAAAGGAATGGTTGGTAATTGGTCATTATAATATGGATATCTATCAAAAGGTGAAAATTGACTTAATAGAACTTGTAAATTTTCAACGGTGTTAACTCTTTCCTTTAATATATTAATAAGCTCAATATTATCATCGTTAGCGCCTCCGTTTTGTACTATCATATTTTTGATATTACCAAATTCTAAGTCTGCTAATTCCCTAATAGTATTAACATTAAATGAGTCATATAAAGAAAAATAATACGCTCTTTCCCATATTTCATATAAAAATGAAGATGGTGTTTGATTCAAATATGGTACAGTAAAATATAAAGTAGATGCTGCTCCAATACCTTTAACATTTTTTATATACCCATTATCAGGAAATACAAAATTAACATTACTTGATGTTGATTCTTTCACTCCATTCGGATCAACCATTAAAGTTGTTATTTTATAATAGTTTTCTAAAAAATCAACTTCAGGCCAAAGTCTCTTGTCTGTCGAGCTCAGTTTATTTTGTAAATCAGCTTCACCAGGATAAGCAATTACTTGTTGTTTTCCATCAGCATTTTTCTTTCTAATTTCTGGCCAAGGATATATGTTATCATTATTTTTCGCCTCAATACAATAATCTTTAATAATTTTCTTTCTTTCTTCACCAACATCAAATGCTCTTTGATGTGTTTCTTTCATTAATCTAACATACACATCGGCATTTGCCATAATTACAGCAAATATATTTCTTAGAGTAGGTTCAAATCCTAATCCAAGACTTGGGTTTTTGAAAACATCATTAATTTTTTTCTCTAAATATTTTTGTACATTTTGTTTTTCTTTACTGAATGTATTATTAATCCCATTTATATCATTTAAAAGTTTTGTGATTGCAACTCCAACTAAACCACCAGGTATTGAGGATGTCCCATTGTTTGAACTTGGTATAACATATGAATTTACAACATCTACCGTATTAATGTTAATTTTAGGTAGATTTGGATTTTGTTTTGCTATTTCATCAAATTGGGCATTAATGTTTTTAATCTGTTTGTTATAATCAAAAATTTTATATTCTAAAGTTGTATTTGTTTGTGTAGTAGCGTTAGGGTTGTAAATTTTTTTGGTTGATTTTTTATCATCAATTGTGCCTGACAAGTAACTATAAAAAACATTATTGGTGCTTGTATATCCCGACGTTATTGTATTGGTAGCTCTCCAACTTGAAATATCATTTTGGAACTTTTCAATAACTTCACCCATTTGTTTTAATGATTGTAAAATTCGTGGGTCTAAACCGTTATTACCTCCTCCAAAAAGTGATCTTTCTAAAACTTTATCTAAAGTCTTAGCAGTCATTACGATTTCTTTCAATGTTTTTACTGGAAAATCTGGTGCTAATAAACCTTGAGCTTTATATTCAGCATAAACTGAATTTAATAGTTGATACCCTCTTGAAGATTGTTTAACAGGAACATTATATTGTTGTGTTTGTGAGTTATATGTTTGTTGACCTATTGGCTCATTATCATAAGCGTACATATATGGTGCATTCAATATACCCTTCAATGGTATGTCATTCATAAATGCATATGTTGAACCAACAAAATTGGTAGTTATTTCAAAATTACCATTGTTTTCATTAAATTTAGATGTGAATTTAACAAGGTGTAATCTATACCTGATCGCTTGGCCATAATAACCCTTAACTGTTAAATAAAATATTGGCCAGGGTAAATGGAAAAATGCATTATATGGAGAATCATCAGGTGCTTCAAATAACGTTTTACCTCTCACGTCAATAAAATTAATATTAACTTGAGGAACAAAATTAGCCCCTTTAACTAAAATACTTATTGATTGAATACCTAAAGATTGTGAAGTTTTGTTTTGTGGTGAAGAGTTATTTGTTTTATCACCAGTACTTGAATTTTCTGTCACATTTAAATAAGTGTCAGTCCAAGTTGTGTCATAATCTTTTCCATTATTACCTAAGAAACTTAAAGTACCCTTAGCAATTGAAGTCATAGTTAATTTATCATTACTTGCTGCTAATATTGTTCTTGGAATAATATCCGCTTCTAAATTTACGTATGTTACTAAATTTTCTTGTAAAATTGCTCTTGGTTGAACATTACCCTCATTATCCACAACAGTATTAGGGTCAATATAAATTAAATTATTTTGATCTACTTTTACTAATATATCTTCATTACCTGTTAAATTATTGTTGGCCATAATATAAATTATATAAATCTACTGCACTTTTGTAATCTTGTAAAGTCGTTGTTAAAGGATATGGTATTCTAAGTATAAATTTATCTGGTATTTGAAATTCAATACCTCCAGCTAAAGGATTAGCTTGCATAATCAACCAACCAAAAGTTGGGGAATCATAATATTGTTGAGATATTTTATCTAACCTATCTTTTCCTTTAACATATTGTACATACTTATCGGTACCTTTGATTGGTAACTCAATTCCCGGTACAATAGTAAAATTACCTTGATTGTTTACGAAATATTGATATCTATTTAAATAATTTCTACTCATTTTATCCTGCTTTATAATAATTTAACGTAGTCGTAGCTTTAACTGGACTTGTTGAGTTTATTTTTTGTATATTTTGTAACATTGTTGAATCCGTTGTTGGCTCTAAACTTGATATTACAAATTGTATTGTATTAGAGTTTGATTGTGTTAAATTTTGTTTACCTGTTTCATTGTATGTTAATGGTTTTGATGCATTATTGGTTATAAAATTATTTAACGCTTTGCTCAGATTTTTTACAGTATTACTATCTAAAGTACCATTGGCACTAAATAAGTTTACTATAGTATTCACTTGATTTTCCAACATAGCTGACAATATATTAGGTAATGAATCATTTACAGGTGTTATATCTTCTGCAATTAATAATTCAGTATCATTGTCATTAAGATATGTAACAATAGAATTATAATTTGAGTAAAATTCAGATGCGTCAAATCCATCTAAAATTGCATTTGTTCCTGTACTACCATTAACTTGTGTATCCATTTCATACTGCATAATATAATTTAACTTATCGAATGTAGTAATTAATGGATTTCTTGTATTTGTTTCGAATATTTGAGTTGTCGAATCACTATTCAGTTGACTGAAAAAGGTTGGGAAATAAGTGTTAATCAACCAAGAATAAAAAATACTATATACAATTTGTTGTTTAGTATCCGTCAATTGATTGAATCCAAATAAAGTACAAAATTGGCTGTATGATAATGAAGCCATAGCAGAATTTAATTGATTCTCAAAATCTGTTAAATAATTTGTTAGACCTTTAGAAGAAGGAAATAACCCAAATAAATAATAAGCAACAGGACCTGAATCGGTATATACGTCATATTCACTTATTGTTCTTATTTTAGTTGATAAGAAAATATTAGTAATATAGGTACCATACGTTCTAATTAAATTTTCATACATAGTATTGTATCCACTTACATATGCTGACATTTGTGAATATAGTTGAGATACTAATCCTGTGTAATCTAATTCGCCCTCAGGCGGATTTACCAATGTACCTATATATTGTGCCTGTGTGGTTTTAATACCACTATTACTATTATTTGAACTTGGACTTTTCGGTGCTGATTTCTGTAGTTGTTCCAAAAATGATTTTGTAAATCCACTCACTGATTGACCACCAATACTTGTATTTGTATCGGTTGATCTTTCATCATACATTTCTGTGTTTGCAAAGAAATTTGATGACAATGCATTTTGTAATCTGTTCACCGGTGTTTCTAATCCTTGTCCGCCAATAAATTTAATTTGTAATTGGACATTGGCTATCATTGGTTGAACACCAATACCATCAGGATTTAAATCCCAATTATTATCTTCGTATGTTATGTTTAAATTTTCAATCACCACTTTCGAATGATAAAAATCACCGATTCTTAAAACGCAAATTGGTGGTGGGCCAAATGATGTATTTCTTGCTCCGATATCATTTGCTTCGGGATTTGTAGATATTGGTACAGTATCACCAGGTCTCAAACATTGTTGTAAGAAAGTTAAACGACTGTTTAATCCTTCAGGTGTTGTTGAGTGAAACGCAGGATGAAAATATTTTAATTTTTCCTTCAAAGATGTAAAAACAATCGGATCTGTTTCTTCAATCTTTTTGAAGTAATAAGATTCTTGTAATGTTTTTCCAATAATTTTTTTGATTGTATCAATAGAAGGCTTATTAGCTTTTGGTGTTGAAGTGATTTTACGACCCTCAACTATACTTGTTTTTGGTAATGTACCAGGTTGAGTAGTTTGAGAATTATTAGTAGTTTGTTTGATTTGGTCTGTTTCACTATAACTCCAATTAACTGACGCTTTTCTACAGCCATATGCTATAGGAGCGTATATTTTCAAGTTAGTATTGTTAAAAATTCCATTTTTACAATCATAACCATTCAATGTACCATTTTGTCCGTCATTAATTGTTTTGAAAACAATTTTTCCTCCGTCCAAATTAGGGTAACCCAATTCTTCGAAACTTACAACTAAGTCATCAGCAGTATAAGTAACATCAGTTGATAATGGTGGTTTAGCAGTAATTAAACTATTCCATCTATCATCAATACTGAAAGACGTTGCGGCAATTTCATTAATAATTTCACCAATTATTGAATGTGACCTTCTTATAGATAAAGCAAGATTGTAATCGTGTTCGGCTACTCTTGAAGTTGAGGTTTCAATTGTCATTGTTATTGTTTGACCTTTAACTGCTGCAGTTTGTAAATCAGTTTTTAATTGAGTCAACCCATCCTTGAAAGTATCGAAAGAATTTTCTGTATCTGTGAAAGCATTTTCTAAATCTGTTTGTTTCAATGAAATATTAGAAGTTAATCCACTAACATAACTTTTAAAATCACCATTACCAACTAAAACATTAATATCATTAATGTTCTTATTAGTAGGAGTTGTTGAAATGGATGTCATAGCATCGCTCAAACTATTTTTTGCATTTTGTTGGAAACTATTGGCTTTTAATGTTGGATAAATGTCCCCATAATATTGGTTCGCAAGATAACCATTGTTATTCTTTTTTGATGGTATATCATTAGGGAAAGTTAAGAAATCAACTTTAATACTTTGTGTTTTTGTTGAAGGTGTTGGACTTACATTTGGTTGAGGTTGTGTTGTAGGTTGAATAGTTTGTGCTTTGTATTCAATGATTGTTTTAGGATCACTTCCATTATTCAAATAATCTAATATTAATTTAATATCAGTATCATTCAAATTCGTGTATGTTCTAACTAAGGTATAGAAATCCAAATCTTGACAACCAGCAAAATATGCGTTTATATAGTTGTCAGCTTCTTCGTCTGAACTAAAGTTTTTAAAATATTCTCTTACTAATAAGTTTAATATACTCGGATGATCCACAACTATTTTAAAAGATAAGGTTCCTGTTCTTTCTGTATATTGATAAGTATAAATCGGTTCAGGTCTTCCTACAAATGTATTTTTTTCCCATTGTGCGCTATTCTGATCGGTAACTTTCAAATCATATGGAGGAAACCACATAACTCTACCACCATTAGGACCTACTTCATCATAAGGTAAATCTTGTACAGTAAAACCAGGTATGTTAGATGTCTTCCAAGCTAAGTTTTCAATTGAAAACATATATTTTTTTGCATAAAAATCCCCTTTTCCTGGTGTTTTCTCAAAAATATTAGATGAACTTTGAAAACCTTTATTACCATCTGACATTGGAGCCATATTTAAGTTCCAAGTATTTGACATTACACTTGAATCGTATCTCCTAACATTCGTTCTCCTATATGGAGTGGAAGTTGGTATGTATTTTTTTTGTGCAATATCAAATTTATTTGCTGCCAATGGCATTAAATTATCGAATGTATAATAAGGTCTATCTTTTGTCCAAGTTCTACAATATTCAACACCCTTTAATTGACCATATTGGTCTGTATATTGAACCGCAGAACCTCTTGCCATAAACTTATCACCATCTTGAAATATTCGACTGGTTTGGTCTATAGCATTCGCTACGTGTGCTCTTGCTGAACCACCTGTATTAGGTAATGTATTCAATAAATCTTGTGTTTGACCAAAAATAGAATTTTCAGGAAATTGATAGTTTGTTGATTCTGTTTGAGTGAAATTAGAAGCTTGTGCATTCCATTCATTATTATTAGCACCTAACTTATTTAATTTAGTTGAATTAATACTTAACCAAGTTAAATTACCTGCAACTCTACCTCCTTCAGACAAATTAGTATCAATTTGCATCAATCTAGTTTGAATAGGGTCAAAAAATAAACTTAAATAATATGGACTTCTAACAGGTCTGTCATTGAAATCACTCATAGCATAGTTAAGATTATTTCCTCTATCATCACCAATGTAAGCTGTTGATGGTGGATTTCCTAAACCTATTGCGGTTAATAATGATTTACCTAAATTTCCTGCGATATTCAAACCTCCTGTATTTGTTAGACCCATTGCTGTTGATGAATAATCAGGAGCATAAAAATTATATGAAAGATTATCTAATAGATATTGTTTTTGAGTGTCACCCAAATATTGGAAAAATAAATCCGATGGTTTTTGAGCAATTGCATTTGGGTTTCTCATTCCAAGTAAAGAACTTAAAACACTTGTAGCATCTTGAACGATATTTCCAATTGTTGTTGAAGGTCCGGCACCATAAGGATTGTTAGGATCAGTTAAATAAACACCAGGTATTTTTGTTTCAAATGATTTATTACCTTCTAATACTTCTAAAAAATTAACAATATCGGTCTTAGCATTAGGGTCAACTGTGATTGATTTTTTTAACTTTACTAAAGGTTGTTTTCCACTTATTAAACTTGATGTTATTGACGAATTACTGTTTAACGCATCACTTAAAGCACCATAACCATTTGCTGATGCTGCTATATTTTGTGAAACTCTTTGTTGAAAAGGACCTTGTGGATTATTTAAAATATTTGATACTGCAAATTTATATAATGCTGATTCGTTTTTATATGAATCAGTTTGTTCAACAATTCCGATTAATGTATGTTCACTAGCTTGGAAGTATGGATATAATTGTAAATTAGCTGCTCTTGGTAATACTTCTAAATCCTTTTCATAATACTCAGAAGGTTTATACGTATTTATAGATTGACTTTGTTTTAATTCAGCTGCTTGACTGTAAGTAATAGTACCACCCGAAACATCAGCAGAATCAGATAATGAAGCAAACGCATAGTTGTTACTTGAAAAAGTCTGTGGACCGTTAGGTTGTTGTAATGTTCTACCTATCAGAGCTTTTCTAAAATTGTTTGTTGAATCAAAATCTAAGTAACTTGGCATTATTTCTCTTTTCTATAAATAGATTATATTGTATTTTATTTTTGTATAGTATAATCTCTACCACTTTGTTTAGCTTGTAGTGCTTGTTGTATTTTTGTATCAAAGTGAGCATTAACATTCGGGTCATTGATAACTAAATTACCCACCGAACCTGGAGGAAAAGAAAGACCTGTAAAATTATGGGTAACAGTTAAATTACCTGTAACGTTTTGTACAAAATTTCCTACCTTTTCAGATACCTTACTTCCTATGTTCGAAATACCTGTTTCAGCTTTGGATATTATAGGAGATAATACTGATTTTGTTTTATCATATACAGCACCAATACCTTTTTCGAAACTATCCATAGTTTGATTGCTGATACCCATTATATTACCAACTTCATTTAACATAGCATCGCTAGCTCCCTTAAATGCTTCCATCGATGCATTAATATCTTTTTTGAATGCTTCGCTCTGCATAACTTGACCTAATGATTTACCTTTGTTTTCAGGATTTGTATTAGCATTGTATAATGCAGTAGACAACGCACTCATTGCTTCTTGTAGTTTATTAGAACTTTCACTATTATATGCTCTTGCACCTATCCTTAATGCTATACTATTAACAGTATTCATTATATTTGTTGTGGCAGTATATTGAGATCTGGCTATATCAATCGGATTTTGTGCAGCCATTTTTTCTTGTAGTTTTTGGAATTCACCTATACTACCTCCCATTTCTTCTATTGAATGGAATCCTTCCTCCATACCCATTTTTTTAGCAATATCCTCAGGTATATCAAAACCAACTTTACCACCTTTTAATGTTGCTAAATTTGCAACAAACTCCTTTTGGTCAGGTTTTATACTTGGGAACATATCTATTTTGGACATTATTTCAAATTTGTTTGCTGCCCTAACAGCCATATTTGTCAATTCCCCTGTTGACATACCTAAAGCTTTGGCCATTTCATTTGCTCTTCTTAAATTAGCACCAGACACTTCAAATCTACCTTGTTCTGTATTAAATGTGGCTAAACTTTTAGCAGCTCCTATTAAACTATCTTGTAAACCGTCAACATTATTTGTTGCATCATACATTAATTTTATTGGGTCACCAAAATCACCAAATGCACCACCTAAAGCTTGTAAATTAGCAGTCATATCAATTGCTTTAGCAGGGTCAAATAAATCATTAGCAATATTCAAAGTTTTATCAATAGAAATACCTAATGATTGAGCTTGTTGAACCATTCTGCCTAAACCTTCAATGCCGTTTTTAAACCCGTATGAATTTAGTTTATCTAAGTTTGTTACTAATGTATCTGTTACCTTTTTGGCATTAAGGCCCATTCCAATAGATGACTTTCCAATATCATTAACCGATTTGGCTGCATCTGCTAAACCTAAGCCAACACTTCTAAATTTCTCTACATTTTCTAATAAAAATGTGTTTGATTTAGTATATGCAGCTGATGCTTCTAATCCTTCAGCTATGGTTTGTTTTCCAACTAAAGCAAGTTTTCCACTTGCTTCTGTAAGACTTCTAACACCATCAATGGTGTTTTTCATTGTTACTCCGTAATTGGCAACTTCAGAACCGATGAAACCAATTTGTTTTCGCATACCGTCAGCTAACTCTCCATACGCTGAGCCCTGACCTTCTAAATTAGTACGCATCTCTGCGTCCATTTGTGCAATTGTTTGAATTACCTTTGTAGCTCCACCAGTTAAATCACCAATTAAACCAGGTATGTCGAAACTTGACAATCTATCAACAATTTTGTCCACAGTGTTTTCAACATCATTCAAACCAATTCTATATTTTTCGGTATCTAATTGATCTACAAGAGGAGCAGTTACTAAACTAACTGTTTTCTCAAGAGCTGAAGAATTGGTATTAAATTTTGTTTGAAGTTCACGAAATTTACCATCGATATAATCTTTCGTACCAGGTGATACATCATCGGGTTTATTTTGGAGTAACATATATTAATCTATTATTTATAATAAATAGCTTATTCATTATTTTCTAATAAAAGGCCAACAATGTTATTTTTCTCGTGTATAGGTAAATTAAGAATTTCATTATATGAAAAACCATTCCTTAATAAAAATAACGTAGTTTGTATTTGATTTTTTTTATATTCCGTAGAAGGGACGAAAAAAGTCAACCCCAAAATCCACTAAAACTGGGATTTTTTCTCCTGATGGGGCTGTTACTTCAACAATTAAATCTAAACCTGGTTTATTTTCATTCACGAATCTTCGAATGGCTTGTGAATCTTTAATTGGCATATTCTGAATGAAAGTATAAATCGCCATTGGGTCTCTATTTCCTTCAATTGATTTAATTAACATTTCCAATCTTTTGGTGTTAATTGGTGGTACAGCCACAGAGGAGTCATTTTTGATTTTATCTAAATCACTCAATTGTTTTTTATTCAAAAATTTAAAAGTTATGTTTTTTTCACTAACAGGAAGGAAGAATTCATACTCACCATTAGCATCTGCAATTAAATTGAAATCTTTGGTTTTCATTACCGATAAATCTATAGTAGCTAAAAATTCTTTGTTTGTTATAGGATCATTTAATTTAATTGTATATTCACTACCAAAAGCAGTATTTCTTAAGAATACTAATATTGCTTGTATGTCTTCATCTACTATTTCATCAATTGAAATGTCTTTATCAAGTATTTTTCTTTTCAATAATTCATCAACAATTGAATTATTATCTGATTGAGATAAATTTGGTGATTGTAAAATATTTTCATCTGCTGCAGTTAAATAAGCAACTCTTAAACTTTTTTTATTATTTTTATAATAAATTCCTTGTGAGGGTAATGGGACTACGTCATATTGAATCGTAGGATCCACTCTAAATGTTTCTTCCATAGTATCAATTTATATAATAACTATGGTAAAGTAAAGTTTTTTAAATAAAAAAACCGATACCCACAAAATAGGATACCGGTTTAATTTTAAATTTAAATTTGTATTAATATACTAAAATACATCTATCAGGACGTAAAGTAACGTCGATATCTGCAATTTCATCTCTAGAGTAATCTAATTGACCAAAGTTGATGTCTTGCAAAAATGTACCTTGTAATGTCCATTTTTCAATAACAACACCTGTTGGATCAAGCATCTCCAAATCAATATCTTTTTTATAACCAGCAGCATAACCCATTCTACCAGTTACTGATTCTGCGTGTAAACGGAACCATTCCATTAATGCTTGAGCAGCTGAAGGTCCAATTGGATCTCTAAATTTCACTTTCATAGTATCCCAAACGAATCTACCAGCAACATAAGTTGAAGTATTAAGGAATTGTATTTCAGTTGAGTTTATTTTAGCACTAGGTCTTTGTGAACTAGATACATACCACTCATTTATACCCATTGATGAAGGAAATCTTAGGATAAATCTATTCTGTCTTTTCGGTTCATATGGAACCGGCATCTTCATTAGTAAATCTGCCATATTGTTTTATATTAATTGTTTTTGTTTAATTATCTTGTTTATTATAAATATCTTCGTTTTAAAAAAATATTTTTTCCATTTTACTTGACTTTATCAATTATTTTCCGTAGTTTTTTACTAGAACCAGTTTTAAATACTTTTTAATCAATAATATTAATTATCTCTATTATAATTAAATACTTTAAATTTCTAATTAATTAATTAATACCTCAAATAAATCTATAATATACTAGTCTAGTATACTGGGTATCATTTTTTTTTCTTATATTTGTTCCACAAATCACAATAATGTTCCACATTAACATATTTATTTAAAAATAGATTATGAGAATAAGAAACCCTAAAGGCATTTATAAATTAACATGTAGCAAATGTGATAAACCAATTGAAAATGAGTTAGTTGGGAGACAAAGATATTGTAGAAAATGTAAAGCAGAGAATACAAAACTACATAGAAAAAATTATAGTGAACTGTCAGAAGAAGAGAAAATGAAATCGAATGCCAGAGCTTACTTACATGTCTATGTAAAAAGGGGAAAATTAACCAAACTTCCTTGTAGTATTTGTGGTGATGAAAAAAGTGAAGCCCATCATACCGATTATAATAAACCAATTGATGTTATATGGTATTGTAGAAAATGTCATATGGAACAACACAAATAAAAAAAGGGGATGTTTTAACACCCCCTTTTATTCTTTTTAATATTCTTCCAAATTATGCATTTTCGAATGATGCACCCGTTGGTGTAATAACAAATTCCAAATCTATAAATTCTAAAGAACGAGTAGGTTGGATGTATATTTTACCACTTAACAGGTTGTTATCCAAATCAGAAGGATCACTAGATACCGTTACACGGAAGTCTGTTAAACCCCTTTCTTTTTGTATTTGGGTTAAA